CTACATCGGAACCTTGACGGTTACCTTGCGGGGGCGTTGGCCATTGCCCTGAACGAGCACGGTGATGATGCATGAATCGCCCGAAGGCTGCACGGAAAGAAGCTGGCCGCCCGTCTGCTCGACGACCTGCTGCGCGGCGGCGCTGCAATCGCCAGCGACGCGCACCACAAGCGTGCGCGAGTCGTCCGGTGAGGGCGCCGATACAGCCAGCCCTGCGGCCAAGGCTACGACGCTCAGAGGAGAGGCCATGTGCAATGCTTCCAACGTAATTCCAACCTGGGCCGACTATGTACTCACGTGACCTGAATGGCAAATGAATGCACTGTAATGACGGTGGTTTAGAACAATTCTCGACTGTATTGCCGCAACGATATTCACAGCCAAAAGACGAGGCGGCAGAAGCTCTTGATATCGCTGCCGCCGCCCTCCCGAAATGCTCGATCAGCGGATCGCCGTGCTCGCCGTCAGCCGTCCATAGACGGCCAGAAGCCCGCCGATCGCGCCGGCGATATTGACGAGAGAATCGACGATCAGGCTCTGGTCGCCGGCGTCGATATCGATGCCCGCCGCGTGCAGAACGGAAGCGCCGATCGCAATCAGCGCACCCCAGATCGTCTTCGAATGATACCAGTCTTTCAAATCACCCATGACCATTCCTTTCGTTGAAAGTCACATCGTCATCGTTGCGACTGCGGGAATGCCGAGCGGCATCCGCTGCCCCATCTGCCTCACCCGTATCGTCAGCGCGCTCTGCACACTGCCGAAGTCGGCAAGCTCGTCTGTCAGCGGATAGGTCCATCGCGGCACGCCGATCTCCACCTGCCGCCGCACCACACCATCAGCCATCACCTCGATCCGGTAGCGTTCGAAGGGTTCATCGAGCGGAATATCGGCCGCGATCCAGTTGTCGGCATCGACCCGTCCGCGCCGAACCCACGAAAACGTCACCGCCCCCGCCTCGCCCCGCGCCGCCCTCAGATGAACCGGCGAAAGCGGTGTCTCCGCCCGCACCCCGCCCTCGAAGGCAAACGGACCCGCCTTGCCGCTCACACCGGCCGCCTCGGCGATCCAATTGAGCCGCAACCCCATCTCATCGGCCGTGAGGCCGAGCGGCACAACGGCATCGTCGAGCATCACCACGGACGCCTCTGAAACGGCACCCGCCGCCATCGCATCGTCGGTTCCCGCCAGCGCCCGCAGCAATCCGCCAAGCCGCCAGCGTCCGGCGCCAATCTCTTCCGCCTGCCGGAACCCGATCACCTCCCAGCCGCCGCTCCCGGCTGCCACCGCGATCAGGTTTTCACCATTCAGCACCGACACAGCCGCCGCCGAGGACAGCGCCCCGAACGGCAGCTCGATCTCCAGCACCTGCGACCAGTCGAACCGCCCCCGGACACCCGCCGTCCAATCTCAAGACCACATTCAAAAAGTTCACGAAACACTACGGCATCTCGACACCAGAAGGTATGGATGACTGGCGACTTGCCTCTCATCAACTCCGGCGGGGTTTCGCAATTTCCTATTAATACGGGTCTGAGATTCGCGATCTTGATGCGCTTAGCTGGTTTATGCGCCATTTCGATCCTGAAATGACGCGCATAGGCGTTCGCCTAACCATCTCTGTGTGGGTACTACGCCTTTCATCAGCACGTCGCCTGCGGATATCGCGACATCTGCATCAGCGGGAGGATCGACATCGAACCGGGAACCGAATTCCAGATGGAGGTCGGAGAATATCCAGAGCTTCATCACGGCCTCCAAAGACGAGGGTATTGCGGGAAGTAAAGCTCTGCGAAAGCCATCCGCATACCTATTGCCAATGGGTCGAACCTCAACTGAAGTCCCTCGCTATGTCTCCGTTGAAGAAAGCCACCCGTCTGCCAAGCGCCAGTGTGTTTCAAAGATGCCGGTTAAAATGTGCCCACTCCAAAATCGAAGCGACTTGAGTGTATCGCCCCTGTTCCTGGTTATGCGCGGCGCGCTGTGGGCTAGGTCCAGCCACTCAACGATCTGCTCCTCGCGTATTTCCGCGTGCTGTTTGATCTTCTCGGCAGTATCTTCGGGCAGAGTCGCGAAGGCGACACCGCAAGCGCGCAGAAAGCGTCGGTCATTGCGCGGCAGCGCATTGGAAATGAATTCTATGACGGGAGCCACCCATCCCGGAACAGTCGGCGGTGCCTGTTTGCGTGAACTCCCGACAATTATCCGGCGGCCGAGCGGCTGGAAGCCGGAGCGAACCGGGCGCAAGTTTTCCGCCTTTGGTTTTCCGCCCCAGCCGCTGGCGTAGTAGATCGGCACATGCACCGCCATCGCGTCACCGGGCGCGTGTGCCTCGGTGATCCACCACAGCAGCCCATAGGCCCACCCGTCACCAACCGCCGAATGCGGGCGCACGCTGTCGCGCACCCAGCTCTGCGGCACCAGCTGCGTTGCGCCCCAGCGTCCATGCCTGAGATAGAGAAGCCCGACCCGCGCCAGATCCCGCGCAGAGCGACCATTCCCTTCGCAAACATGTTGTCCGACTGCGCCATCGCCGCTCCGAATCCCGGTGCCACGAGCATAGCACGGGGATCGGCCGCCTCACCCATCCGGAAACCTCGCCATCATCTCCGCCAGCCCCGCTCGCGACAGAACCGGCGCGCGCGGCGCCAGCCCGCCGGCGGCGGCATGCAGCTCCACCGGCGTCATCGCCCAAAATGTCTCGGGAGAAAGCCGCAGCAGGCAGAGGCCGGTATGCAGCGCTCCGGTCCATGGGAACGGACCGGGGCGCCCGGCCCCTATGCCTGCTGCGGCTCCGGGGGGCGGAGGGAGGTCTTTTCCGCCCCTGAAGGGTCCGCAAAGGTCGCCACCAGCAGGTCGCCGACGATACCGGCGAAACCGGCAATGCCGCCCTCGACGCTCGCCTCGGCGACGTCCTGGTCCGAATAGAGATTGCCGCCGCCGCGCAGGCCGGCGCCGATGATGCGGATCATGTCGCCCGCCTTCAGCCGCCCGGCCGAAAAGCGCCCGGCAAGATCGGTCAGGTCATCGGCGGCAAATGCGGTCTCGAGCTCGGCCAGCGCCCCGAGCGTCAGGCAGAGAATGCGCCTTTCGCCATCGACGACGGCCTCGATCTCGCCACGCCTGCGGTTCGCCCTTGCCCCCGCGCCGCTCATCAGAGCGCCCCGAAGCTGAGTTCATCGAAGCTGAGTTCATCGAAGCTAAGCGCACCGGCCGATTCCAGCGTCAGCTCGAAGGTCACCTCGCCATCATGGGCGCCGGAATATTCGAGCGCCGTCACCTGGAAGGGCCCGCTCACAGTCCCGAAATCCGGCACCGCAATCTGCCAGCTGAGGATCGCGCCATTGAAGAACGCCGCTCTCACCAGCCCGTCCGAAGCCGCATCCTTGAAGATGCCCGCCCCCGAAACCGAAGCCCGCTGCACGCCTGCACCACCCAGCAACTCCCGCCAGCGCCCGGCGCTCTCCGCATCGGTGATATCCACCGTCTCGGCATTGAAGGCCAGCCGCTTCGACCTGAGCCCCGCCACCGTCTCGAACGCCAACCCGTTATGGACCTTCAACAACAGATCCTTACCCTTCTGCGCCACCATGTTTTTGCCCTCCTGAAACCCCGACCGCCACTCAATCCACCCTCATTCCTGTCCCCGTTACAGGAACCCAGCCGCCGCGCGTCGGCGCGGCGAGAGGACTCCTCGTCTGCAAACGATCGCGGGGCACCCCACCCGGAGCCCCCTCATCCGCCCTTCGGGCACCTTCTCCCCGCCGGGGAGAAGGGAAGACCGGAGCCCACCGCGAGTCCCCTTCTCCCCAGCGGGGAGAAGGTGGCGGCAGCCGGATGAGGGGGCCACGGGCGACACCTTCTCGATAGGCAGCGAAAGGACATGCAGCCCCTAAACTCACGCCCCAGGCACCCCACCTTCCCCCACCCCACCAAACCTGCTAAGCCACCCGCATTTCCAGCACCCAAAACACTTCCAGCACCAATGCACAAACTCCCGCTCCGCTCGGCGCAGACGATCGCCGTCCTCGCCGTCACCCAGCTGATCGGCTGGGGCACGACCTTCGACATGCTCGGCGTCATGGGCCGCGTCATCGCGCCCGATCTTGATATCGCCAACGAGATCGCCTTCGCCGGGCTCACCCTGATGATGGTCGTCAGCGCGCTCGCCGGTCCCGCAACCGGCCGCTGGCTGGCGCGCTATGGTGCGGCCCGCGTGCTCGCCGCCTCGTCGATCTGCTTTGCCACCGGCCTCCTGCTGCTTGCCGCCGCAAACGGCATCGTTCTCTATGCCGCCGCCTGGACCGTCATCGGTCTTGCCGGCGCGCTCGGGCTTTCGGCGCCCGCCTATACCGCGGTCGTCGAGCGCGAGGGGCTGAACGGCAAGCGCATCATCGCCATCCTCATGCTGTTCACCGGCCTGTCGGCGACGATCTTCTGGCCAATCCTGACGGAGCTGACGCATGCCTATGGCTGGCGCATCACCTTCGTCATTTCGGCGGCGCTCCATATTCTGATCTGCCTGCCGCTGCATCTCTTCGCGCTGCCGAAACCAGCCGCCGAACACACCCAGGGCGCCGCCGCCGAAACCCCACCGATCCATCTGACCGAAGGGCAGCGCCGCAAGGCCTTCCTGCTGCTCGCGATCTCGACGACACTCTGCACCTTCATCAGCTTCGGCCTGTCGCCGTCGCTGATCGAAGTGTTCCATCAGGCCGGCGCCTCTCCGGCGCTCGCCCTGCAGCTCGGCTCGGCGCGCGGCGTCATCGCGATTTCCGCCCGCGGGCTGGACATGCTGCTCGGCAAGCGCGGCAACCCGATCCTGACGTCGATCACCGGCATCGCCCTGATGGCCGCAAGCTTCCTGCTGATGCTACTGGCGCCGGGCTCCACACCCGTCCTCGTCGCCTTCATCCTGATGTATGGCTTCGGCACCGGCGTGCTGACGGTCGCCCGGGCGCTATTGCCGCTCACCTTCTTCTCGGCGAAGGAATACGGCCTGCAGTCGGCCCGCCTCTCGACCCCGCAGAACCTTGCGAACGCCGTCGCACCCGTGGTCTTCACCGCGACGCTCGATCGCGGCGGCACGGGCCTGACGATCGGCATCTGCCTCGTGCTCGCCGCCATCGCTCTCATCCTGATCTTCCGCCTCGCCGCCATGGTCAGGCAGGCTGAGCCGGTTCCGTCACTGCCCTGAAGCGCATCTCGGCCACATGCATTTTCGTCTTCGCCTCGCGCCGCGAGCGCGTTATCCGATGCTGCAGCGTCACCAGATGATGCCCGGCAAGCACCAGCGCGACGCCATCGAGCAGGACCGCAACGATCCCCGCGATCTCGCCCGCCACCCTGCGTCCGCCATCCTCGACACAGATCTCCAGCGAAAACAGGTGCTCCTCCCCGGCCTCGCCAAGGATCACCGCCCCGCTCGTCATCTCGCCAATGACGATGCACGGCATCTTCCTGCCCGCGATCAACCGGTCGCGCAGACCATCCGCGCCGATCAGCGCCAAAAGTCGGGCATCGCCGGAAAGCCGCGCATGGACCGCCGTCAAAAGCTCATTTGCCGCGCTCATCCGCAGCCTCCTTCCGCCGCTCCTCCAAAACCCTGGAAAGAAAGGCTGCGAGATCGCCAAGCGTCACCGCCAGAACCGCCGTCATCGCCCCTCCTCCGCGCAGAGGCAGGCGAGATAGCGCCCGCCCTCGTCGGGATCGCGCAGGCTGCGGATCACGAAAACCCGCTCCCCGTTGCGCAGCCGCATGCCGCTCCTGATGCCGGTGCGAAACCGCACCCATATCCGGTGCGTCAGCGTCACCAGATCGGACCCCGCCCGCTCCTCGCCGGTCTCGCCGACGGGCTCGATCCGCGCCCAGAGCGAAGCCACCGCTTCGAACGAAACGCCGGCCCCACCCTGCCCATCCGCCAGCTCGACCGGCCGCTCCAGCACCAGCCGCGCACTCATCGCGCCTGGATCGAGAACCACCGCCCGCATCAGAGCCGCCTCATCAGAAACGGCGCAATCAGCCGGTCGTAACCATCAGGAATATCCGCCGGCTGATCGGCCGTTGCGACGGCACCGCGAAACGCGAACATCTGCGCCACATGCATCAGCATCGCCCGCTTCAGCACATCCGGCACCTCGGCCCCGCTCTCGCCGAACCCCACCGAAAAATCGATCTCGACCCCGTTGATACCCCGCGCCACACCCTCGCCCCGCTTCAACAACAATCGCGCTGGCCGGGCCTGACGATCGAGCACATGCCCCTCCACCGGCCAGGAAACCTCTTCGCCACCGGCATCGTAAAGCGTCACGCTTTCAATCGCTTGCACCGGCCCCCTGGCAATCTGAATCACCCCGTCTTCAGGAACTGAATCAAGATAAAGCCGCCATCCCTGCGTCATCAGACTAAGCCCGCTCACCCGCTCCAGATGCTCGCGGGCCACCGAGATCAGCGAGACGAGCAACGCATCCTCGTCCGTGCCATCCAGCCGCAAATGCGCCTTCACCTCCCCAAGCGTCAGCGCCTCCGCCGACGGCGGAGTGATCAATGCATAGGTCATCGGAAATTCCTTTTTGGTATGTGGATGGGTTGGAGAGCGATCCAACAACCGCGACCCTCATCCCTGTGCCCGTCACAGGGATCCAGCGCACCCAAGTCCTTGGGTGCGGGAGACTCTCTTAAACGGGTCATTCACCGCGCAGACGCGCGGTGGCCTGGATTCCTCTGACAAGCACAGGAATGAGGGAAGGATTTAGGGCTGCACCCAGCCAGCACCCTACCCTACAACCGGCACCTTCACCGCCAGCCCGCTGTCGAAATCCGCCGCCACCCGCGTGTCGCGCAGTGGCTTCACCGTCCGGGTCGAAAGCTCGTAATCCGGATGCGCCTTGTAGGCCGCCAGCGCCGCCTCGTCGGCGAACTCGCCGTAGACGATGAAGTCGACGGCATTGCCCCACTGGTCGGATTTCAGGTTTTCGCCGATTTCCAGCGTCAGCGCGTGGGGAATGCCGGTCAGCCGCGACAGGCCATTGCGCACCGCCTCGCGATTTTCTTCCGGTGCGGTGAAGAAAACGATGTGGCGGATCACGCGGGCTCTCCCTCTTTTTTCAAGTGCGCCGCGCGATAGCATGCGAAAGCCAGGCCATCAACCGTTGCCACAGCCCGCAGACGCCGTCGCGGCGCAAGGCCGCATGGAAGGTGCGGCCGTAATCCGCAAGCTTCTCCGCCCTGTCGGTGCCGTTGACGATGCGCCTGGCGTTCACCCAGTCTTCCTTTTCGGCATTCAGGTGATCGGCGAGCTTGTGCGGCGCGAAGCTGCCTGAGATCATCCCCTCGACGAGAATGGTCACCGCCGTCTGCATCTCCATGGCGCGCGCCGGATCAGCCACCAGGTCGATCCCCGTCAGCCTGCTCATCGCCTCGTAATTGCGCTTGTGCGTCAGCTGCACCAAGCCGCGCCCGAGCCAGCTCTTGCCGTCCTCGTCGGGCAGCCAATAGACCGTCTTCACCCAGGAAAGCTTGCCCGCAGCATAGGCCCGGTCGAGGATCTCCACCGCCTTCTCGTCGCTCGCCGCCAGCGTCTCGCGCACCGGCTGCATCGTGTAGGCGGTCTCGTGAAAGGCGGTCGCCAGGATATAGGCGAGCCAGCGCGGATCGGCGCGGTCATGATGCCGCTCCCAATAGTCGAGGATGGCATTGATGCCCTCCACCTGCTGTTGCTGCAGGCTGCCCTTGAAGAGGGTACCACGCACCTGATCGAAGAAGTATCGGCGGTCGATGTGGATAACCATGAAAATCGTCCCGGCCTTAATCGATTAAAATAATTTCAATCGTTTAAAGCGTTTAAGCCCCTGATTTACAGCGTATTTAAGCTGTGTCATGCGTTTCCCATCGCCGCAGCGCCACAGGCTTTCAAAAGCCGCGGCACAGCCGATTGGCCGTCAAGCCGGAGAGGAGACCGATGCAAACGACCGATACCCCGCAGCAGCCCATCATTCCCCAGCACCTCGTCGACCGGATGGAAAACGAGTGGCGTCAGGTCCGCCCGGTTCGCGAAGCACCGCGCCCTGCAGAACCGCCGAAGCAGCGATAGACTGCCAAGGCGCAAAAGGCGAGCGGCGAACCGTCATATACCTCTCACCCGCGGCTCGCCGCCGCCATCAAGCACCAGTGCCGTCAGCGCCCAGACCAGCGCATCCAGCCGGTCCGGCGAGCGGCCGTTCGAGAGCCCGTCCGGGCCGAAATCGCACATCTGGTCCTCCAGCGCCGTGAAGCGCCCGGCATGGACCACCCGCCCCTGCTCATAGAGTGCCGCCACCGGCTCGGCCCTCAGAAATTTTCCCCGCGTCGCCCTGACCGTCGAGACCGCCAGCGTCGCGTCGATGCTTTTCAGCATGGCCGAAACCATGTCGCCGCCCTGATTGATCTCGGCGATCACCCGGTCTGCGCCGAAGCGCTGATAGGCGCGTACCACGGCCCCCGCCCAGCCAGCCGGGCTCAAACCCTCGACCGAGCAATCCGCCAGCACCACCGCCCGCCCGGAAACCTCAAGACCGGCCACGACGATGCCGCAGCAGGATTGCGCGCCGGCCGCTGCCGGCGGATCGACCGCCACGACGATACGCCTCAGGGCACCGGTCACCCGCGTCACCAGCGCCTCGATCTGGCCGCGCTTCCACAGCCCGTCCTCGCGATCCTCGATCAGCTCGCCATCGAGTTCCTGCCGCCCCAGCCGCGTGCCGCCATAGCGCGCCGAGAGCGCATCGATGAAACCCGGCGCCAGATTGGCGCGATTGGCAAGCGTGCTGATCCGCGTCAGCCGCGTGCCCTCATCGGCAATCAGCGCCTTCAGCAACGGCACCGGCCGCGGCGTCGTCGTCACCAGCTGCTGCGGCGCAGCGCCGAGGCGCAGGGAAAATTGCAGCATGTCCCAGGTCTCCTGCCCATGTTTCCATTTCGCCAGCTCCCTAAGCGTTGCATTGTGTGCACAGGTGCAGCGCTTTGTTTACTCCCCCGCGCTATGCTGCGCCAAATGCTGGAAACGACAATGCAATCAAAGCCTAAAGCGTACTCCTACATACGAATTTCATCGGCGGGACAGATCGCGGGTGATGGTCTTCGACGCCAGTTAGAGCGAGCCAAAGCATATGCGGCAGAGTATGGCCTGGAACTCGACGACAAACTGAAAGACGTAGGTTCGGGCTATCACGGCAAGCATGTGAAGTTCGGCGCGCTAGGTGGTTTCCTGGACCTCGTACGAAGCGGCAAAGTGCCAAAGGGCTCGTACCTGATCGTTGAAAGCCTTGACCGATTATCTCGCGAAGCGGTCATCGACGCGCAGTTGCAATTGTTGAATCTGCTTAAGGCGGGCATCGTAGTTGTCACGCTGATCGATGGAGCCGTCTACAGCGAAGACAAGGATTTCACGCAACTTATTATCTCGCTGACAATCATGAGCCGAGCCCATGAAGAAAGCGCGACAAAATCCTATCGAGCGAAGGAGCGTATTCGAAAGCGTAAAGCTGATGCGCTGGCGGGCAAGAAGGTCTTCATGAAGAACCTTGCCGGATGGATCGATCAAATTCCCGATGGCGACGAATACAAGTTCGAACTGAACAGCCATGTTCCAACTGTCCGCCGCGTCTTCGAACTCGCAGACAAAGGCGTCGGCACTCACAGCATTGCTCGCATCTTCAACAAGGAAGGCTTGCCGGTCCTGCGCAAGGGCGTCAATCCGTACGAACGCTGGCGGGACAATGCTGTTGCTCGCATCCTGAAAGATGAGACGACAATCGGCACGCTGACTGTTTTCGAGGAAGTTGATGGCAAGCGCGTGCCAATGGGCGAGCCGATCAAAAACTACTATCCTGCTGCTGTCAGTGAGGAACTATTCTGGCGAGTACAACGCAACCGTCCCGCTGTTCCTCACAAAGGCCGTCGCGGTGATCGTTACGCCAATCTATTTCCTCGCATCACAGCTTGCGCGGGCTGTGGTCACGTTTTGAAGATGTACTACGGCGGTCGCACTCATAACCGCAAATCCTACTTCGGCTGTTCACAACGCCATATCGCGGGCAATACCTGCAACACCGAAATCAAGCTGTTTCCCTACGACACGTTGGAACGAGCAATTCTCGACCACATCAGCGAGTTTCGGCTGGATGAGCAACTGGCTTCCGATACGAATGCTGTCAGTCGCACGCAGCTGGTTGAGCGGATCGAGGCCACGGAGGCAACAGTCGCGAATTTGGAGAAGCGGCGGGAAAACCTGCTTAACACGATTGAGCAAACAGATGACCGCGAAGATCAGCGTTTACTTCTCGACCGTCTAGCCGGGTTTCGTGTGCAGCTTGAGCAAAGCAAGGCCGAACTGGCTGACCTGCGAAAACGCCTAGCCGAACAGGACGAGCAGCGGCGGGCGATTATCAGCGTCAAGGAGAAGATCGCGCTTGAACGGCTCAAATGGACAACCGGCACAGAAACTGAGATTTTCACGAGCCGCGCATCTGTTTCGCAAAGCCTTCGTAAGTTCATCACGCTCGTCACCGTCGATTTCTACAATCAAGCAGCAATCGTGGAAATCGCGGGCGGTGCGAAAGGCTATGTCTTCGACCGCGATGGCAATCTGATCGACCACCTCGACATGACGGATATGCCTTTCGAAGAATTCGAAGGCAACATGAAGAAAGACGGCAAATCGCTGACTGACATTGCGCAGGCAAAGTCTTCGTACGAGTTGATCAAAGCCGCCGAAGGTTAAAATCCTAACGAACCAGTCAACCGGGAGAAAACGACTTGATGATACAACCCTAAGCATCTGGGGGCTGTCATGAAGTTCGGAACGTTAGTTGCATTGAGTTCAGTCGGTGCGTTCGCTGCCGGTGCTGGCGGTTACACGGTATTTCCTGCCGTGATGGCGAGCGCGACGACCAAACCCTGCGTTATCAAGGGCAACATCAGCATCGGCTCTGGCGAGCGCATCTATCACGTTCCCGGCCAGCACTATTACGCCGATACGATCATTCGTCCCGAATACGGTGAACGTTGGTTCTGCACTGAGCAGCAAGCCCGCGCAGCCGGTTGGAGACGCGCGGGCTATTGACAGATTACGTCTTAATGCACGCGAGGAGCGCAACGTTACGCGGACGTGCTTCGGTTCCACCGTCGCTGTTGGTCGTGAGCGTGTGATTGTGACTGTCGCTCGACGTTGTAAACGTGTGCGAGTGATCACCGGCAGATGCAGTTGTGATAGCGGCAGAAGTCTGGCCAGTCGAAGACGTAATTTTGAGATTGTTGACGCTCTGACCTCCACCCGCTGCGTAAAATGGAACGCTCATCGCATGCGTGTGCGCACCGGTAGTGGAAGTCGTACCTGTGTGAGAGTGCGTATCGCTGGAGGTTGTACCTGTGTGAGTGTGAGCAAGGTTCTGCGATGACTGGGCCGAGCCCAACGTGCGACCGCTGTCGACACCACGACCACTATCTAGGCCGCGAATGAACTCGCCACGAAGGTCAGGCAGGTTGAACGTACTCGATCCGTTACCAATGCCGTAGGTCGTGCCGATTGCGGCGAAGAGATTGGCGTAGGTTGTTCGCGAGACTGCTGAACCGTCAGCGGCAAGATATCCAGTCGGTGCGGTCGATGCTGCCGTATAGATAACGCTCGCAGTGGGAGCAGCGGCAGCGAGCAAAGCGTCGAGCCCGGTAATCGTGCTCGCTGGCTGAGTGCCGGTATGATTAGCGCGGTTCAGATAATACGAGCCCTGCTGAGCATCTAGCAAATCGGCATCGAGACCTGAGCCGACACCGTCATTATTGGAATGCCACGCCGTGCCACCGCTGATCGTAACCGATGTGAACGACGGGTTTTTGCCGACTGGTGAACCGATGATACGGAACGATGCGCCGTCGAACCAGACTTCAGTCATCTGACCAACAGCCAGCTCGCCGCCAGCAAGAGCAACACCGTCAGAAGTCAGCACTTGTTTTGCACCAAGACCGTTGATGTTGAGCGTTACAGAGCCGGTATTCGCGATGTTCGGACGAAACGCAAAACGCTCGCCAGTCACGTAGGAAGCCGGAGCCTGGGAGAACGTCAGAGCAAGCGCAGTTGCCGTGCCAGTCGTGATGTAGAAGGGGTTGATACGACGCCAAAAGCGAACCGTGGCACCCATGAAACCGCGTGTTGTCGGAGAAAGCGTGCTCGGCAATGCGCCGGTTGGCAAGCCTGTTGGGGGAGTAGAGTTTGAAGCATCAACCTCGCTCCATGTGTTTGCGGAAAAATCCGGCATATCGTCACCACCTTGTTCTTATTGTCTTTGGTGTGGCTTCCCGGTCGTTGCCGGGGGTCCAGTATTTAATCGTTTTTGCTGTTTTGGCCCTCGTATCCGATGGCATTGAAGTAGTCGTTGATCGCCGTGCGCAGAGATGCATCGTTGGTTGTCTGCGCGATTGTGCGAAGCTTGCCAACGTGTGCGGGCAAGCCACCTTTTTGCATCTGTGCTTTCGGAATGTCCGCGAGCCAGTTGACGGTTTCAGGGCTTGTGAGAAGCTTGGACTGGTAGCCTCGATAAGCAGCATTCGCGACTTTACCGCCGACTGCCACTGCAAACCCTTTTGGTCCAGCCAGTGCAGCGCCAAGCAGAGTGTTACGGTCGAACGGGTTCATTTCCTGCATAACGCTGGAATGGTTCTGCGTATTCGAGTGGTTCGCATACTTGCCGTAATCCTTCAGCGTTTTGCTGACACGGACAAGTCGTTCAACGCCGTCACGATATTCGGAACCGCTAGCGCCGAACAAAGTATCCTTCGCTTCCGGTGCCATCTTCTCGTAGCCCTTCAATAGAGCCGTGCCTGAGAAGTCGCCGTTTGCATCTGTACCCATGCGACGCAACACGGTCTTGCCAAGCTGATCCCAATGCTGCTGACCGTTCTCGCGAACGATCTGGCCTTTCAGGTTGTTCAAACGCTGACCGCCGTCTTTTGCACGCGTCATCACGAAATTGTACGCGGTGTCTGCGTCCTTATTCAGCAACAGCGATGCGTCGGAGCCCTTACCGAAACCTGTCTCCGGGTCTTTGTAACCCTTGTAGTATTCGTTGGCAGTCTTCCACGCTTGCATTGCTTCGGGGCTGCTAGCGTTAGCCGTTGCAGCCATGTCGTCGCTCAGCGCGCTTCTGAGTGTCTGCAAATGCCCTTTTAGCACCGGATCAATGTTCGGATTAGCAAGCGTTTCACCTAGCGAGGTGCGTGCCTGCTTTAGCGTGTTGAAGTTCGCGCCGCTGTCGATATCTTTGACGATTGCCTCCGCGTGCTTGATCGCTTTGTTTACCTGCGGGCCTTCTGTCAGCTTCGCGCTGTTCGAAAGGTTCTCACGTCGCTCATGCAAATCAGCCAATGCCTTGCGGCTTGCATCGCCTTGCGCAGGCGTGTCAGCGGTTAGTTTGCCAACTTCGTCATAGAGGCTGCTGGACTTTGCCTTGTGTGCGTCTCGCACCGCGTTAGCCTGATCGACGAGTGCCTGACCAAGCTCGGATTTCGAATTTGCAGCGCCATCCGTGAGACGATCAAATTCGCCACCCTGCTTGGTGAAGGCATCATCGATACGAGACTGTATGACCTTGCCGCTGCTTGTCGGCAGCAGAGCGTTTTCTTTCAACGCTGCTCGATCCGAACCCGACACCATGCCCGCTGTCGGCTCCGCGCCTAGTTCGCGCAAATCCTGTACCCGCTGACGGACCAATGCGGGATCGTCCGCTTTGCCCACTACAGCGCGGCCAAAGCGACCTGGGCCTGCTGCGGCTGCATCGAGAGCCTGCCCGCTCAACTTGGGGAACTGCGTCTGACCGAAGCCGAACGTACCGGCGAATTCAAGCGAACGGCCAAGACCTTCTTCGCTAAGCGGATCAACCTTGCCGTCCATTGCCTCGCCGGGCAGCATGATCGCACGCTTAACCGCGCCGAGAATACCAGCGTCGGAATCGAATTGCTTGGAGCCATCCGAATACGTCGAGAACGGCAAGATCGAGCCTTCATAGACTTTCTTCACCGCTGACAGCGATTGGCCCATCGGAGCAAGCACGGGCGAACTCGGCTCAACAACCGGCTCAGGCGACGCTTCAACGACCGGCTTCACCTCAGCCGGCTTATCCGCTGTCTCCGCTGGAACGTCCCATTCCATGTCCCACGGATTGATTGCTTTGCCTTTGGGTGCCGGTGACGACTTCTTCTTGTCGTCTTCAACGTCCCATTTCATATCCCATGGATTAGCCAAACATGCCTCCTCGCTTGCCGCCCATCAACTGAGCCAGCAGCAACTTCTTTCTCATTTCATCGATGCTTGCGCCGCCGACAACACCGCCCTGTTGACCACCAATCCCGCCACTGAAAGTGATCGTGTCGGTTGGACGTGCCTGAATTTCTACAGGCGGAGCAGAACCACGGCGGGCTTGTCCCTGTGCAGCAGCGGCTTGCGTTTGCTGATTGCTAGCCTGATCCTGCTGTTGGGACATTTCGGCCATCGCGCTAAAGGCTTTCAGGCCCTTGTTCGTGTCCATGCCCATGATGCTGTCGATTTTGCCGAGGCCGAGCTTTTCACCAAGGCCACGCTCAACAACTTTGCCATCGTCACCGACAACCTGCTTCGGAGCACCAGACCCGAACTTGTTTTGAATCCAACTGAGGAGGCCATCGTGGTAGGGCTTATCCGCCGCCGAGCTTGCAGCGGGTGTCGTTGTCCCGCCAGACGTGGCCGGAGCAAGCACAGTCGGGGTCTTGCTCGCGACGATGTTATCTGTGCTTAGCGGGCCGAGCGTGCCAACCGGCGCAGGAGCCGAACCGCTGCGATCACCAGCGAAGATTTGATTTGCCCACGCAAGACGATTTCCCCAACCGTCACCACCCATTGGGTTCTTGACGGAATATCCTCTAGGGCGCTCGTAGCCGATCATAGCCGCCGTGGCGTCCTGAACATTATCCGCGTTCATTAGACGGTTGTAAGCGCCCTTCTCACTGGTCTGTAGTTCGTGGTGCAGGAAGTCTAGCTGAGTGTCGAGAGAGTTGGGATCGAGATTGTTGCTCTTCGCATAGTTGAGCATCGAGCGGCCACGGTCGCCGTTCCACTGACCAATACCAACGCTGTCGGAGCCGTCACGGCCATCGCCCTTATTACGAGCGTTGGTCATGAACGTACTTTCCTGCATGATATTGCCGACAACACCGGCAGCCTGTGCGCGCGTGTAGCCGTACTTCTTTTGCAGGTAATCGTAAGCGTACCACGAGTTATCATTTAGAGCAGGAATACCCACTAATCACCTCGTCCCGTTTGCCGGGATCTCGTTCTTAACTTTAAGTGAAGCCCGTTAGAGAACGGGCTCGTAATTGTTTTTATCGTTTGGGTTTCCGCCCTTGAAACGAACTTGCTTGCCCTCGTCCGTGGTGAACACGTCACCGGCCCTTGGAGGTGCACGCTTCGTGTAATCCTTCGGCTCCGTGATGACCTTCGTCACGTCAATGTTTTTCGACTTCGCAATGTCAGTGTATTGGCCGTTGAGTTCATCCATCTTATCCTTCTCCTTCTTGTAAAGGTCGCCAGATGCATTGACGAAAGTCGTGCGCTGTTCAGGGGTCAAACGCTCACCGTTGATCAGCTTATTGTAGAGGTTGAGAACCTGTGTCGGCACGCCCTGCGCCTGTTCAGCCGTCGCAAATTCGCCCTCGCGAACAACGCTGCCCGGATCGAGCATCTTCATGTAGTTGTAGATGATACCGAGGTCGCCAGCACCGTTGTCTTGGGCTGCACCAGACTGAATGCGGTCGAACGAACCGCGCACCGTGTCGTAACGCTTGTAGATCGGGCTCGCGGTGTATTCCTTGCGTAAGTCCTGCTCCTTCTTGAAATCATCTTGAGAAGCTTGACGAGCATCATCGGCGGCCTTTTCATCCGCTGTAGCCTTAGCCGCATCTGCGCGCTGCTTTGCCGGATCGATGAACGCTGGATGTTCCTGCGCGAACTTAAAGTTGGTGATATCGGAGGTCGTTTCGAAAGGCGCTTCGCCTGCCTTACGACCAGATGACTTACCTTCTTCCTGTTGATTGAGTGCACCAACATAACCCGGCGCGTTTTCGAACTTACCATCGCCGTTGATGAGCATCCCGTTCTTTGCGCCGGTCTGCTGCAATTGCTGGATCATACCGAGTGTATCGCGTGCACCAGCGTCGTCGCCGGTAGCAACTTGATACTTGAAGTACGCGTACAACTGATCAGGGCTTAGGCCGCGATAGTCGATTGAACCGTCAGAGTTGCGAGGCAGATCACCAAGTGACTCAGCAAGCGCAGAGCCCTTTTGTGCTGCGGCCAGCTTCGCATTGGCAACACCGGCCTGCGCCTTCTTGTAAGCAATGTCTGCCTGATCCTGGCCGTACTGTGTGTAAGCCTTGTTGCCCTGTCCAATACCGAAACCGAGACCACCAAGAGCACTCGCAGCAGCCGGGTTCGTGCTCGGCGCGTTATAAGCGGCCATCGCAGCACCCATCTGAATGAGGCCATTGGAAAGCGCATCCTGTTTGTCTGGGTCTTCTTGGAAGAGACGAGCAAAATGCGAGCCATGACGCTCGTTACCTTGATCGTCCTTGCTGCTGAAAAAGCTTGCAATCGGGTTATGCTTTTCCGGTTCAGGTGTAACACCCATCGGCGTAAGCGCGGGCGGCTGAGCAGGACGCGGAGTAGGCACAGGAGCCATACCGCCGTTACCTGCAAATGCCTGTTTTAGAAGTTCTTGCCAATCAATAGCCATCTGAGGCCTCCTGTATTAAAGCAGACCCAAGAGCGACGTGAAAATACCCAAGCCCTGCATTGCCGAGTTGTTGTAAACTGGCGTCGTCTGGTTCGAATAACCACCACCATTCAGGATGTTGGTGAAGTTGCCGAGGTTCGTAAGTTGCTGCTGTTGCTGCTGCTCGTAGCGCTGGATCGTATTGTTGAGAATGTCCTGATTACGCGTGTCTTGCGTCTGACCGACCTGACCAAGAACACTCGAACCGAGTAGGCCATTCGTGTACTGATCGGCGGCCATGCCAGCGCCTTGAAGCTGTGTGTTCGCCTTGTTGATGCCGTACTGGTTCAGACCATTTGCAGCGTCATTGCGGACGCCCTGCTGACCAAGCGAAGCCTGTGACAAAGCGTTGCCCGCGTTAATCTGGTTCTGTGTGCCGGTGTTGATGAAGTTGCCGTAGGAATTAGCCGCATTCTGCTGCGCTGCTACGTCCGCATTGTACTGGTTCGCGTACATGTCAGTTGCGGCTTTGCTCATCGCATCGGCTGCGGTCGATTGCGCGTTATTCAGCTGCGAAGCGAAAGCGTTGGAGCCCAAACGTCCAGCACCAGCGGCAGCACCGCTAATCGATGGCAGAGTTACGTTTCCAAGCTGATCCGCGATCTTCTGCGTGGTCTGTGCAACGCTAGCGTCCAAGTATGGGTTCTTGCCAACATTCGCACCGCTGGCCGTCTGCTGGAGATATGCAAGCGCCGGATTAGCCTGTGTGTTGATTTCCACTGAGAGCTGACCCGGCGCAGCGTAATATTTCCATTGAGAATTGACCCATGTTTCAACCGTCCCTCGCAT